CAGCTGTAGTTACTCCTGTAGTATAAGCTGTTCCTGCTGGTGTTGCGTGTGTACCATTAGCAGTAGTTGAAAAAGCTATTTGGTGTCCTGAATTGGTGCTATCGGATTGATCAAAGATGTAAGTATTGCCTTCTTGTAAATACAAGACAACATTAGCCTCTCCGTTAATATAATATTTATTACCGGTACCATATTGATTAGTTCCCGTTGCTACGGTTACTGTGTAAGTTATTGTAGCCACAATTTTACTCCTACGTAAATGTTATAGTAACACTTGGTGTAGCGGTTAAATCTAAATAGATTCCTTCTTCAAATAAAATTCCAGAACCAGGAACATAAAAATCTATTCCTTCAGTTCCAAATTCAAATGTAGCTATTACAGTTCCTGCAGCTCCACCAGATTTAAAAACTATTTTAGATCCAGCAGCACCTTCAGCTTGAATACCAGTTATTCTAGCTCTTTGTCCTGTAGGAACCATTTGTGCGTCTACTGTAGCGTTGGCTACCTGTTGATCACTTGAGAATGATGCCATTGTTTCTCCTTTTAAATTGTGTGTGGGCCGAAGCCCACACTTAATTAGTTATTAAGCAGTTGGTGAATTTGATGATAAACCAAAAAACTTAAGTGCTAAAACACCACCAGCTCCAGCTGTTCCTGAAATTGTAACTTCAACTTCGTCTGCTGTTTCTGTAGCGGCTGTAGTAGTACCACCTGACATTCCTAAAACTCCGTTGCAAGGAAAAAATCCTTTGAAACCTGTTGAGTTCATAGCAACAGTAATACCATCAACAAATCCATCTGGATCTGCATCTGTACCAATGTCAACTAGGTTAACTGCGTTTGCAGTTGCACCTGTCATAGTTACTGCTACTCCCATCGGTATAAAGTTTGATGGAATTGCAATTGATGTTTCTTTGTGAGCTGTCCCTGATGCAGCAATCGTAATTGATGTGCTGTAAGTTGACAGTTTCATATCACTTGTTATAGCACCAGTGCTAGAGTTTTTGATGATATCATCAAAACCATTCTCTGATCGTACTGGTCCTGTGAACGTAGTATTTGCCATAATTATATCCTCCTAGTTTTTCCGAATACTGTCTCTAGGCCGTCGACTATACTCGTCAGTATTCTAATTAATTGTATAGTGATTGATTTATATACTAGTTTTTAGTAGAGCGCAAGAGAGCCTGTAATGTGAAATGATTTTTCAACGATGTAGCTTTTTTATTAAGTAGCTACAGAAACTTGTGGAGCAGCGCCTTCAACGCTATTCTGCCTGTGGGCAATTTGAGCTTCTTCAAGTTTGATCTTTGTAATGACTTCTCTAACTTTGTCATCAATTCTGACCATCTCTAAAGTATATCTACCGTTAGATAGATGCTCCTGTTCCCACTTCAACTCCAAGGACCTTTTTGCTTTGTATAGGTCTTGTATCATAAGTAACCTCCTCATAGGTTATTCTGTTTAACGGGCCAAACATTCCCGTTCTTTCCCAGATAATATCATTTTGTCCTAGTTTGTCAACTACTGCGTTTTCCAATGAGGTTGGATTGTCTTCAGATTCCACAGTAAATTTACCGTGATAATCATAAGCCCATATATTTACTAGGAATTTCTTCATTTTTACACCTTATATAAAAAAAGGGGCCGAATTGTGTCGGCCCCTTTAAAATTATTGATTACGTAGCGTTTGAACCAAAGATACCTCTTGGATCAGAAAATCCAAAAACATATCTTTCTCTAGCTTTGTATCTAACGTTTCCAGTATCAAAGTCACCTTCCATTGAAGTTTTGATAGGTGATCTGCTGAAATGTTTAAGACCATTAGGCACATCAGTTTTAATAAAGAATTTTTTATTAGCAGTTAAGTAATTGTTTACTGTGTAACCGCCAGAAACCATTCCCATATTTCTGATTGCGTTAATGTCATTGTCAGCTGTACCAGTTCTGCCTGCAGAATTCATAATTCTGTCAGCAGTAAATTGAAGCGCTGAAGGTATAATTAATTTTACACCTGTCGCTGCAATTTTTAGGCCTCTTTCATCAGTTAGTGCAGCAATGTCGATTAAAGACTGCTCTAAAGATGTTTCATTAAGTTCAGCAGCTACTGCTAACTCATTTGAAAATGTACCGTTCAATGTCGGGTGAGCAGTAGAACATAATTCTACTCCGTCTCCGCCAAGGAAAGTATTGTCAAACGCGTTATTTAAAACCGCTGCGCCTTTAATGTTTTTTGTAGACGCCATAGATCTAGCTAAAGCTTTTGTATATCTAGACGCAAGTCTATCATACAAGTTGTCCTCGATTGCTTCTTCAGTAATCGCGAACGCTAAAGCGATCGTTTCGTTAGTGTAACGAGCTGTGAAAGTTTCTTGTGCATCGTCGTAGCCAACCCCTTGACCTTCAGGTTTAACTGCCGCGTTTGCGAAACCAGCTAACATTACTTCCTCTTCGAAAGCTCTGTCAGATGTTTCAGTGTCGAAAATTTCAGTCCACTGCTCGCCGTAGTTTTTGTATTCCAGACCGAACAAAGCGTTCAAACCTGGCTCTAGTTCTTTAACTAGTTGTGCTCTTGATATTGCCATAGTTATTTATCTCCTATTCGATTAGTTATACAAGTTACTAGCTTGTGCAATCGATACTACAACGTTCGCACCTACTGCTGTTAGATCATTGTTGTCTGGAGTGTCAGCTGATCTCACAAGTTTAAACATATGAGTTGTTGCTGCTCCGCCACCAATGTCTAAAGTAACAGTTGATTGACCGTCTTTAGCATCTGTTGCTGTAAAGCTGTTTGTGTTATAGCCAGCATCGCCGATCATAGCTTGAGTAACTGCCGCGTCCGCTTTAATAACATATTCTTGTTGCGGGTTGTCATTTACAAAACCTATTCCATCGCTGCTACCTGTATTATAGTCAGTTCCAAATGTTGTGCTTGCTGCAACTGAATTAGCAAAAGTTGGTTTGCTTGTAGCGCTATCTATATAGAAAGCACCATTAAACACACCAATTAGAGGAGCGTGTCCAGAATTATCGAACGCTGCTCCACCTGATCCTGTGTCATCAGTTGTTGCGAAACTTGCATCTTGTAAATAACCTTGGTCACCACTTGCATCTTGAAGTGATACTGGGTTATTTTTGAAGATACCAACACCTAGGCCTGTTTTGATTTTGTAGTTAGATTGACCAGAAGTTGCTGGAGTATTTCCAACAGTTGAAGTCGTTCTTAACCCAAAACCTACTGTACTTGCATTTGCCATAGTATTTGTTTCCTTTTTATGTACCTGCCCCGAAGGGCCTCCAGTACGGGTTTAATTTATTTTGTTGGGTAGGAATAGTTAAAAGATTAACTTTTCTTTGTACCACCAAAAGTTACACGAGTATTAGATTCCTTTTGGAATTTCATACTAGGGTGCTGTTCCTTCATAAGATTGTTCTCTACTGCTTCTTCTTTTGCATCGTTTTGCTTTTTATAATAAGCATCGATTTGAAGCGCAATCTCCTCTGGTATCCTAGCCAGCAATAGGCCGCCCACTCCGATTATTCCAGCGTATCTGCCTTCTGTCATCTCTGGATATATTGTGTCAGGATATTCGTCAGCTCTCACTAACTCCCATCCTTCTCTCAAAGAAGATGCTACATTTTTAGCATCCGATGTTCCGAGTATTTCAGAACGTATCCATTGATGTCTGTATCCAGTTGGCGCTGGGGGTGCATCAAGTGAGTTGGGTGGAGTCCAAACTTTTTTGACTTCTATTTTGTCTCTAGTTTGACTCGCACGAGAAGTTTTTATTTTATCATTTTCCATATTATGCTCCTTCCGTGATTTTTAATTGTTTTGCATAAGCTTCTAGCGGCACACCTAATCTTTTAGCAATTGCTACTTGTGATGGCGTGAGTTTCACAGTTTTGCGTCCTTTACTTGTTGAGGCCGAACGTCTTGCCGAAGCTACATTTTGAGCAGGTTTTGCTCTTTCTGTAGAAGTGTCCTCTACCTTATCAAATTTATGCGGAAATTCAAGTCTTATTCTTTTATCAACTTCCGTATAGTATTCGTTTGATTGAGGATCAAATCCTTCTTTTTCTACCAATGTTTTATGTATATCAAAGGCAGTATAAGTCATTGCAGAATCATTACCAAACCAACTGTTTCTAGAAGCCCAATCTTCAGCTCTAGGATCACTTTGTTGTTGTGGTGCTCTTTGTTGTTGAGGAGTAATATTTACTTCTCTTTCTTGAGCTTTTGGTTTGTTTTCATTTGCAACTTTAATAGAATTAACTCTAGCTTCGTCCATAGTCAAAGCGGCTAATTGCTGTTGTGCTGCAATTTGTGCTTCAACATCTTGAGACTCAATAGCATTTTTAAGTGCTAGTTTTGCTGCTGCTAAACCTGTTTTAACTCTAGTTTCAAATTCAGAAACATAAGAACTATCCATTTTAGAAATACGTCCTTCCATTTCATCATTCTTACTTTTGATAGATTGAGCATAAGCTACAGCTTCTTCTCTTTGTCTTTCTGCTTCTCTCATTTTACGAGTAAGTTTAGCAATACGTTTTTGAACGCCATCACTATATTCTTTTAACTCGTCCTTATCTTCTTTTTTTTCAAGTTTAGTCTCTCTTTCATTTTCAAAAGTTTTATCTTCAGAGACTTGCTCTACTTCTATTTGTTCTTCTACAGGTGCTTCAACTTTTTCTGGTTCACCTTTAT